CCCGGGTGTGGCATAAACTGAATGTTATGACCGGGAAAAAACTGCTGTGCCTTATTCTTCCCTTTAATAGTTACGTTGTTGCGAATCTCCACGGCCTCAATCGTATCACACAACGTATAGCGCAGCCGTTTTCCATTAACCACCACAGTGTCCTCTCTCATCAACGACGCTAATTGCGAACCGGGCATCGACCACACATGTGAACCGTTGTAGTTGAATAGGACTGCATTGATGGGCAAGCCCTTCATAGCGTCCGTCCAATCCACACCGGCACCAGGTCGCCAATCACCCGAAATTGTCCCGTCACGTGTGTCAAACATCATACAGCGTACGTTAAAGTCCCTTAAAAACCCCTTAAACAATGAAATCGACACATCCCCTTTTTTCACATGTTTATGTACGTACTGTATATATTTACTACGCAACTTTTGCCGCGCCTTATACACCGTACCCATCCACTCAGTCTGTCCCTCAAGCACCTCCAAAGTACACCATCGTATCCTCGAACTGGGCACGATAACTTCATCCTTTATGCTTTCCTCAAAGGGCATCTCCTCCTTACGTTGCAGCAGCCTCTCCACAAGATTGTTCCACCAGATTTCCTCACCACTAATCAACGGGTTAACCTCCAAAGCACCTAGATTTGCCAACAACTGAGACACCCCAACGTCCTGTACGACCACATCCTCGCCAAAACGCAATCGCCGTTGCTGCTCATAATAAGCCCGATAATCGGGTCTAGCGTGCTCTAACACCCGTTGCTGAAAATCAGTGTCGCTAAGACGCAGACGGTTCTCTAAAACAGACCTTGCCTCCGAAGTGTCGGCATAAAATACTAAGTCGGTCCCGACTTTTCTCCTACTAACCGCCACTGCGAACAAAGGATTCGTCTTTATAAACCGGGTATCTACATCCGTCACGTATACGTGCGAACCTTCCCCGTGGGTTTGCCCCTGATTCCGCCTTACCGTGTTTGGATCCGCCTGCTGTAACATGCGCCCTGTTTGCTTGGAGAAAACCATTGCACTGTGCGCCTCAGCGTCATAAGCACTGGTCTCCATCAACTTCGGTGTTACCACCTCTGCGTTTTCAGCATATATGCAGTATCCACACTCCACGTTCAATAACGCCACCGTATAGGCGTCAGAACGAAAGTTCTTCGGTAAAATATGCTCACGTAAAGCATCGAGTCTTAGTTTCCCAACCGTGTCGAACGGTCTTACGCCCTCGTCTGGCTGCAATCCCGTCTGTTGCTCGTCTCCAACCAATATCACGATTTGTGCCCCTGTTCTATACGCCATGTAACACAGGATACGTTCGTCCATATTGGTGTACTCCTCCACCACCATCATGTTGAGTTTCCCAACTCTATACAGCTTGTGTGTGGTGTAAAAAGGAAACGGTCCAATCCCATTCTCGGCTACAGTATAATCTGCAGCCAGTTTCGACATTGGGGAGTGTACCGCCACCGCCTTACCGTTCGCCACCATAGTTGCCATCAGCCTCCGCATCGTATAAGACTTACCAACACCCGGTGGACCCTTGACTAGTTCGAACGTTGTTCTCAAAGTGAACCCGTTCCTATCTTTCTCCAGTTCATCAATGAATTCGTCAAGCACCTTTGTAAGACCAACATTAACAGACGCGTCTCGTGCCAATACCATGTCTGCCCTCAGTGCAGCCACATCACTGGCCGTATAAGATACCACAGTGGGTACTTTCCCCTGGCCCCGTGCGTGCATACATATCGGATCTTGTTTTCCCACATCACCAAGCATCGCTATGAAGTCACAAGTAGACTCTATCGTTGGGGGCTTTTCCTCAACCAGTTCCTCCGTCTCAACACGAAACTCCGGATTCCTCCCGATCGCTGCGGTATCCGTCCGCACAACACCCTCCGAGTATTGGGTCACCTCATGGTCCATGTCCACGAACAACGGGTGCCTGATGGTCTTCCGTGTCAACCAAGAATACATACCGAAAAGAGGGATTGAAAGGCCAGCCGTCGCCACCGCCAACCCCACACGCAGCACCACCGCCACGTAGTGTTTCCACCGCTCCTCTTCCCCAGTAATCATCTTCTTAAATGCGTCATCAGACACCATCTCACTCATCGCCCTCCTGTCCATGGCAACTAAACTTGTCGTTAACGCCATCCTAAACAACAAGTCCTGTGACAACCGCCACGGTGGTGCAACCACAGCCTTCCCAAGTGACAACCCCGCAGAGCCCCTCCGGATCATGGTCATCGCCATCTGTACCGTTAACGTCTCCGGTTTTTGCGCCGCCATGAAATCGATCACATCGTAAAATTCGCGGTGCGTCATCACCCGATATTTGGGTTCCAATAACGTATCATTGACAAAATCGTATGACGCCAAAATATCTAACACTTTCACGCACCTGTCTCGTTCTGGTAATGATATCGTCCGCACAACAGGCTCGCCAAGGTCACACGGTAACACCTGTACTAGTGCCATCGGCCCCAACCGCTGTACTATTTCACACGACAGCGAAAAGTTATACTCCCGAGAAGCGATCCTAGGGGAACGCAACAAGGTCATAAACTTCACGTAGTTATGTACATAGCCATTTGAGTGCCCTGAAAAGGTCATTACCAATTGGGTGTGATCAACTTCATCCAATATATCGAAGCACCGCTCCACGATCTCCACGCATCTGTCAGCCCAGCGCTTCACCCCACACGCCTTAGCATAAGCGGTCAAGCGTAACAATCCGGTGAGCACATCGTTGCGACATCTCTCCCTATCCGCAAAAGACTGCCGCAATGCCCGTAACACAATCTCACCCGCCATTGTCACCAGCCAACCTTTCCCATTCCAACCAGTCATCACCGTTCTCAACACCGTAGCCATAGCCCTAAACGCCTCATCCACGCCGGCCTCTGACCCAGGACGTGTTTCTATTTTTAGCCCAGCCGGCATCGGCACGCCGTCGAACAAAAGTTCAACCGGCATGACGCCCAACACCCAAGCACAGGAAGCGCCCGTGCACGCAAACATTTTTAACCAATCATTCCGAGAAAAATTATAATGCCCGTCCTCGACCACCAACATATCATATTTCTCAGAAGGAAAATCTAGATGGATGCGCCGCCGTACTGCCTCACCATGACTCTTTGTCGCCTCAAATAGCCTCACGACCTCATCAAGGTCCTTCAAAATCGCGTAACCTCGCCTCTTCTGTTTCGGTACGTCCTTGTCCGCCAACCCAGAAGGTAAACTTACTTTAGCTGCCCACGATTCTCTTATCTCATCCAACAACCGCATAATCACGCGCTCACCATCCTTGGCCTCCTTTCCCCATATAAAAAAATCCACATTCGGATTCGACCAATAATGCGCCACCTCCCTAGCCGCGCTCGCCACGACCAATGTTTTCCTCCGAGTGGTTTTCGGGTGCACCATCCGTTCGTACGTTTTCCGTATCATATCCCGTAACACAGCCAACTGCCAATGACACGACGGTCTCGGTGTCTTCCCCAACGATCGCACAGGGTAACCACACAACGCCTGTATCTCACACACTTCACTCCTATCCAGGATGTACTCCGTCTGGTACATACCCTCCAACTCCGAACGCATCGCAACACCAGCCTCCGCCGACATCAAATTCACCCCATCAACTTCCCTCGCCGCATATAACGCCCCCAGAGCAGTAGTCGTATCATTTGCCATTGTGAATATGAGTACTAACGCTTAAGTATAGCTGTGAGCCTAGGGTAACTAGTACCTGTCAGACTTTCCACAAATATCATATACCTTGCGATACTATACATATACAATCTTCATAAAGATCAC